AAGAAAGGCAACGACAACTAAAGCGGAAAGAAAACAAGCTGAAGTTCACCCTGGTAGTAAACTAATTTATGATGGTGATAATTGGAGAGTTATTGAGATTAAAGACAAAGGTGTTATAGGTAAAGAAGCGGCATGTTTCTATGGTGGTAACAACGTTGAAACAAGATGGTGTACGTCAGCGCCTGGTCTTTCGTATTTTGAAAGATATATCAAAGATGGTCCTTTATATGTTATCTATAATCCTGATGATGCTGATGTGAGTCCTACAACGGGATTACCAAAGAATCGTTATCAGTTCCACTTCCCATCAAACCAATTCATGGATAAAGACGACCGTCAGCAAGACCTAGTCCAATTATTGAATGGTCCAATGGAGGAGTTAAAATCATTCTTCAAACCTGAGTTTGCTAAGGGTCTTACAGTAGGTGGTGAAAAATTGGTAATTGATAGTTTCAGTCAGGGAGCTATCGGTAAATTTATTGCACTTTATGGATTAGATGATTTAATTGGAAATTTACCTGTGACATTGAAAGAATTTCAAATCCAAAACAGAAGTAATGATAAAATTGTTGTTACAATTCCTGAGGAGATTGGTAGATTTAAAGATTTGCATATGATTTTATTAGATAATTGTATAACATCTATCCCTAATTCGGTTTGTGATTTACCTAAATTAAGATTTTTGGCGTTAATTAATAACCCTGGCTTAACCTCAATCCCTGAATGTGTTGCTGATTTACCTAATCTATACTTCTTGAACTTAAAAGGAAGTAATAATGTTGAAGTACCTGAATCTATTAAGGCGAAAGGAACTGACATGGGTGGAGGTATGTGGGACCTTCAAGAAGACTAATTGTTTAACAACTAACTTATATACTATGAATGTTGATGTTGAAATATACATGAATAACATCATTAAGTTTTTTAAAGAGAACCCGAACGACCTCCTAAACTTGGTACCAAAAACCAAGGAGGAGGAGTTCTACTCTAAACTTCGTGAAGTTTCAAACCAAAACTATGAAAAAGGTGAAGAAGTAAATCTCACTAAAAATCAAATAGTTATTATCTGTGCTGAGATACATGGTAAAACTAAAAAGGTTAAGGATGAAACTCCTAAACCTAAAACTATAGATGAAATGTTAAACGATTCAAGGTATCAAGAACTAACCATTGAAAAGTTAATTATTAACACACCTTTCGGAAATTATTCATTAAATTAATATTATAGTTCGAATTCTATTCGTATATTTGTGGAGGACATTGTCCTCCATTTTTTTTTAAACTATATTTAATAAATGAAAGTAGAAATATTCAAACAAACCTTTGAAAAATTTAACTGCGTTTCACACCATGAACACAATCCTATTGGAGGTAGACATTTAAACCCGTTAATGGATTTAGATGATTTATTCGGTGATGGGGTAATAATTCATAAAACTGAAACCCCAACAAAAAGACATCCTCTATTTCTTATTAAGAAAACAGATACGGATGAGGAGACTTATCTTAAAAATTATGGTAATCCAATGTGTACGGTTACCAAGACTCATGTTATGGTTGTGGTTGAAAGAACGGGAGATAAAGTCGCGATAAAATTATTTCATGGATTTAGGAATAGAAGAGCGGGTAACACTTGGTTCAAAGTGTCTTGGAATGTTGAATACATTAGTGTGAACACAAAGACTGGTGACGTTTACACGGGATACATAAGAGAGTATCAAAAGAAAAGAAAATGTATAAAGAAAATTACACGAAACTTTTTTGCTAACGACCCAGTTAGTTCAATAAAGTCAATGATTAAGAATGTGGTTAACAGTTATGTTTCGGATAAGAATGAGTCGTTGAATGTTGTTACAGAGGCAATTTCCAAATTTATGTTTGAGATAGACAATCAAGACGATTTTGGTCAGTTAGATTTTAGTCAAAGATTATTTAGATTTTATTTAAATAAAAGACAAATAAGATATCCAAACAATTTTCAAGTGTTTACTCAACATTTGGTTGGACCTGAGATTAGAAAGATACTCAAGAAAAACGGAAATAAGCTAGTCGATGCTTTTATGGAGGTACAGAAAATTTCTGGTCGGAAGTTAAAAAAAGCTATCCATAATTGCTACGGATTGAACATCCCATTATATCAACATGCGAGAGATTTGTTTGGAGATGATTGGTTAAACCAAGATGAAGGTACGATAGTTAATTTACTAAATTCAAATAACAGTGTTTATTCGCAACGACTACCTGAATTTAAAAACATTATCAGTAATGAAGAATTAAAGAGAGTATACTCAATATTTAAAAGAGTTTATATTGATAATACGTTAGATTCATGGACTTTTATTGACCACATGCGGATGTATACCGAACTTAGATTGTATGGTGAAACTGATTTAAGGTGGTTGTCTGAAAATAATAAAGATGAATTTAGGCAAGAACACTTAGACTGGACGGACAAGATTCAATTTTACAGACAGGGGTTTTATAAGAGATTCTACCCTCAGTATTTTGTTGATATGATACAAAATAAAATTGGAGAATACGTTCCTGTTTTATTAATCAATAGTAGTCAATATAATGAGGAGAGTTCTACTCAATCCAATTGTGTGAAGACATACATCGGAAAACCATCATCGTTCATTATATCTCTTCGTAAAGGTCTTTATGGTGAGAGAGCAACTATAGAATATCAATTATTTAAAACAGGTGATAAAGTTGAGGTTAAAAGGATACAGAGTTTGGGTCGATTCAATTATAAACTTGAAGAAGAATGGAATGATGTTCTATTTAAATTAGATGAGGTTGTCCTATCTTCTGTAAAAGACAAAAAGTTTGAAACCGTACAGATAACTAAAGAATGTAAGAATGGGGTGGTGCTTAATTCTGATTCTTATTTTGACCACGGTGGTAGATTAAGATGGACACATAAAAATATTGAATCAGGCCCAATACATGTTTGGGAAGTTTTATAGTATGGAAAAAATAGAATATATTAAAAAACTTGAAGAAGGTGGGGTTGTATTTTCCATGGTTAATATATTGTCAGTTCCAAAAGAAATTGAACAATATTTAAATAAGATTAAAAGTACGATAATTTACAGTATTGCAGATTTAACCTATCCTAATATTGAAATAAAATATACTGAGAAAATATATAGAACAGTACAAGGGTTTTTTATATATTTATCAATTAGAGAGGATGGTACTCCAGTGATTACCATTTATTATAAACAAGAGCAATTAAACGAAATGACCCTTTTCGTTGGACAATTATTAAAACAATTTAAAAATGCAACAGTTAACGTCTGAAGAATTAAAACAAAAAATTAATAGTGGAGAAAATTTTGTTCTCGACTTATTCGCCACATGGTGTGGACCATGTAAAGTAATGTTAGGAAACCTTGAAAAGGTTAACGAATCATTGATTAAAGAATCGGGAGGAAAACCAAAGTATAATGTGTACAAATTCGATATCGAGAACGATATGGAATACATGGGAGAGTTGGGTATTAGAAGTGTACCAACAATAAAAATATTCAAGGAAGGAACTGAAGTGTTTTCTCAATCGGGAGTAATGCGACCAGACCAAGTACTTGTATTGTTAAATTAATCAAAATGAAAGATTTAAACGTTATCGTCTATACAATGCAAGGTTGTCCATTTTGTGTCGACTTCAAAGAGATGTTAACCAAAGAAGGTATTGAATTTTTTGATAGGGATATTGATACCTATAGTGACGAGTATGACACATTCGTCCAAATTACCGAAAACGATATGATTCCAGCATTATTAATTATTGAAGGGGATGGGAAAGACCACAAATCTTTCCTATACGCACCTGAAAGAAACTATGATGAACTTACAGAAGCTGTTGATATAATCAAACAACATAGAAAAAACGTAGGTATTCTTTAAAATAGAATTAAGTCATTATTCTTTTCTTTAATGAAAGAATATTCTTCAAGTGGATTTGTGAGTTCAACACTCCAATCCACTTTTTTCATCTCCACGTTTAACCAAGACATATCAAAATCAAAGACATCTAATATTGCGGATTGAAGTCTTTCATCGTCACTATTTAAGTAATGATTAAAGACTGAAAATAAATTCTCACCTTCATTGTTTTTTTGTGTGGTTAAATTAAATGTTAAAGAATGAGATGGATATGTTGATGGTACACTATAGAATAAATGTTTACCATAATAATATAATAATCTTCCCTGATTCAACGAATATCCGTGCGGAAATTCGGAAACCAAAATTAATTCATCATCTTCAATTTTTTTAGGAACATAATCAAAACCATAAGAAACATTTTCCAAATTGAATAAATCTATTTGTTTTTGAGTGTAAGAACAATTATTACTAAAATGGTAAGTATATGTTATTTCCTTTTGGTACGGGATATTACATGAATATTCGATAAGGTCGATTGTGTGAGTTATTTTCATATCACCAATCACTTTTGAATATTTTTGTTCAAATTCTGAGGTTAATGTTGATAAATCTAATACATTATTATAACTGGTTTTACCCTTAATAATTAGAAAATTTTTACAATCAACAACTTTAATTATTGATTCTTCGGTATTGGGAATTTTAGATAATATAAAGTCTGCAAATAAGTTTGTCGTGAATAACCTACTTCCTATTTTTTTTAAGTTCATTAATAAAACGAATAATTGTTTATTGTTGTTTGAATTATAGTAAATTTTAAAAATAAAACGAATACAATTTATTAATGAACGACAATTTTATTATGTTTTAAATATAATCTCTAAACATTTCATTTATATTTTTGTCGACTTCGCTACTATCAGGATAATCAGGCGAGTGAACACTTAGGCAATCTGACCAGTCTCCCATCATACTTAAATAACTTCCCCAATATTCCAAAGTACCACTATTACCATAACCTTTATGGTCTTGTAAAAATCCTACAACATCAGATTCAAAATTGGCAATTGGTATTATGAAGTTTTGAACTTGAGTGTCTTTCTTATATCTGTGGGGTCTCATAACGAATTCACCATATCCTACAAAATAAGTTCCAAGTTCATTCATAACACTTTTCCAAACTTCATCTTCGTATGCGGAGTTATAAGAGTTACTATGAATTGAATAAAGTTCAGATTTGAGGTCTTCTAAGCCATTATTAAACAAAAATTCCATTGTCTCCTCACTACCAATAACTCTACCAACATTATCATATGTTATACGGGCTTCTTCAGGATTACCTTGTTCTTCTGCAATTTCATCTAAGATTTCAGTTTCAGGTTTAATTCCCACGTCTTTTAGGGAATCAACAATATATTCGCCAAGACGTTTTAAATTATCTTCATTTAGTTCTTCAATAACATCCCTATAAACATTGTCGGTTGTGTCATAATAAGGTTCCCAATAACTCTCTCCACTAAGAATATTTTCGATAGTATCTCTTGAGATATCGTTTCTATTTCCATCACAAAATAATTTTGCCAAATCACTTCTATCGTCAGTGTCCAAATAATAAACACCATCTTTAAACACAACATCGGTTAATAAGGATAAAGTCCATTTGGTAAATGATTCTTTATCATTATAATATAACCATATTAAATATTCGTTTTGCCATTGGTCACCATCGACTGCGTTTTTTGGGTCTATTTCACCCATAAGACCTCTTCTCTTCAATATAGAGAAAAAAGTTTCGTAGTCGTTGAAATATAACTTAACGTCTAAATCACCATTATTGAACTTTTCTACTAAATCATTATAATCCATAATAATAAATACAAAAAAAGGGACAATTCTCATCGTCCCTACTTAAGTTCGTCAATAATATATTACTTAGTGGTTTTATTGACGTTGTAATATTTCTCAACCGTCTTTTTAATTGCTTGTTTAATACTCTCAGATTGTTGTTGTTTAACAACTTGAGCAGCTTGAACTTGCTGTTGTGTTTGTGGCTGAGCTTGATTGTTGTTTTTACATCCGCATCCCATGTGATTATGTTTTTTAAATTGTTTATTATTATAAATAGTTCTTCAGGACAATAATAGTATAGGAAAGATATTTATTAAATAAAAGATTAATGGATTTATTAAAATTAATAAAAGAAAGTAAAGTTGACGACTTTATAGATAAGTACGTACGAAAGTTCTCACCTGCAATGATTAGTAAAATAACTTCTGAAATTACTCCTAAGTTCCTTCAATGGGTGGGTAAAGTGATGGACGGAGTTAACTTTGATGATAATTTTATAAAATTAAATGAAGCCCTTAAGAGATTTGAAAAGATTTCAACTAATTTACCTAAAACAGATATTAATCAATATCAGACTTTAGAAGAATTGATTACCGCCATCACCAATTATGAAGGAAAATCAAGAAGAAATATTAAAAAAGTTCAAGGTGGTAATGTGGTATATGATGACGGAAAGTATTTTGTTGTTAACCCATTGAATCACGAGGCATCCTGTTATTATGGTAAAGGTACCAAATGGTGTACCGCGGCTGAGACGGATACTCACTTTAAAAAATATAATGAAGATGGTAAGTTATTCTATATTATAGATAAAACCAAACCAACTAACGACCCATATTATAAAGTTGCTTTATTAAGAAAGTTTGATGGGGATAAAATATATTATGACTCAAAAGACGAATATGTTAAGAATGGTTGGATTCTTGGGACCGAAACATTAGATAAGATTCTAAATAACATAACTGGATACCTCCAACAAGAGTTTACCGAACAAGTTAAAATTTTCTCAGACAAAGAGTCGGCAAGAAAAGAAAAAGAAAGACTTGAAAGGTTAAGAGAACAGCAAAGAGTTCAATCACTAAGAAACGACGCTCAAGAGAGAAGAAATGAAAATGAGTGGGCTCTTGATGGTAATACACCTGAAGAAGGATTGAAAGCGTATGCATTACTCAAATATCTTGTGGATAATGAGGGAATAAGTGTTTTAGATAATAATGACCGAGCAGATATTCAAAGAATTAAAGATGAAATAGAAACCCTTAACGCGGAATACAATGCAAGTGAAGACCCTAATGTTGACATTCTTAATCAAATCGAATCGCTTGAGGATGAATTAGATAATTATTCAGACTATATTGACGTTTATCACATAATACCGTCAGGACAGTTCTATGATACTACTGAATTTGAAGTTATTGATAGTTCAGTGAGTAATAACAAATATGCTGTTGGTGACGATGGTGAAATGCAAAGTAGTTGTTATGAATATGTTGAACAATTGATTGACGATATAGGATATGAAGGGTTTAACAAAGGATTTGCAAACCAATACTTGGACACAGATGCAATCGTTAGTTATGCTGAAGATGTGTGGGCAGATTTGGTTAGAGATGAGCCTGGTTCTTATTTTGAAGATAGTGAAAGAATGTTATCAAATGAACAAGAAGAAAAAATTGAAATATTAAAAAAACGAATTGAAAATATTGAAAGGACTATTGAACATTTGGAAGAACAAATGGATGGTGAAAATGATGATATGATTCAAGAAAAGATTGACGAATTAAATGAGGTTTCAGAAGAATATTCAACAGAAATAGAAGAAATTGAGGAGGACCCTGAAGGGGATTTCCCTGAAGACTTAATTGAAGACAAGGTTGATGAATTAGTAAGTGACACTAAACGTGACCCTGAAGGATTTATGGAAGAGTTTGGTTTATCTTGGTCGGATTATGTTGATAAGGATGAATTTATTGAGGGGGTAATTGATGCTGATGGATATGGGGCCACCCTTAATAGTTATGATGGAAATGCGGATGAGATTTATGTTGGAGACAAGTTATTTTATGTAATGAGAATTGATTAATAATTTTATTAACTTTATAATTGGAATATGGGTAGAAAGAAAAAGATATCATTTAAATTAAATCCCGAGTGGATGTTCAAAGAACCTTTGGATTTTGAATACAATAAATATACTTTATTGGATTATATACAAAAATGTGAAAAAGGTTTTAATAATATGGAGGTCTATCCTGATTTCGTTGAATTATCACTTCATTTGGCTAATTTACAATCAATTGTTAAGGAAAATACATTATTGCTTACAAATAAAAAATTCGAGTCGTGTGATGATGAAATATTGGTTAAAGAACTTATCACAAAAAAACCAAGAGAATTATCTAAAAACGAAGAACACGAATTAGAACAGACTATTAAATTTTCAGGTAGTAAATTATTCGACGCTTTCAATATGGCCAAAGCCATATGGAATATTGCTTACGACAGTATTGAGATAAGTTTAAAGAAAAACAAAACAGGATTAGTGTCTGGTTCAGGATATGTTTTCTTTTATCAAAAAGAAACCGAAACACTTTTTGTTTGGGAATATCAAATTAAAAAGTCAAAAACGGATAATCAAAACAATAAGACTTATCTTAACTTAATTTATGATGGACCTGTTGATGAACTTACAATGACTAATATTCTTAACACATTCTCAACATGGAATACCACAGATTTTTATAAAAAACTTCCAATTTTTGAAATTAAGACCTCCCAAGTCTTTCCAATGGAACAAACCATGATTCCAATCATGAAAAGAAAAATTATGGCGTACGTTTTTCAAGTAGTAAATTTCGAAAAAATTGGTAATAACTTTGACTCTGAAATATAAGTTTCTTATATTTTGTCATGGGTTTCAACAAACGATGGGTCGTACTTGACAGATGTATCGACGCCTTAAAACAAGGTAAATTAAAAGAATATTACGGTAAGAGTGATATGTTTTATTTCGAAGATGAAGTGAGTTCTCGAATTCATGACTTATATTGTCAAGGTAAATCGGATGAAGAAATCCTTATAATTATTAACCAATTAAACACGGAGGAAAAAACCAATGAAGTGCATTAAATTAATTAGACAATCTAAAGGTAGAGAGTTAGGAGAAATCATGCGTACGAGCGATTCAGACGCAGAATTAAGAGTAAAAGGTGGTAACTGGGGTTACGCACCAAAATCAGAGTGGAAAGACTATAAAGGTAAATCTAAAAAGACCGAACAAGTAACCGAAGAAGTGACTGACCAATCAGTGGGTCAAGTAAAGGCAAGAAGGGGGAAGAGAAGTGTTAATGACAAATAGGACTTTCCTTGCAGTGATGAGTATAATGATGTTATTATTTATTACAGGTGTAGTACTGTTAACTGACGGGCCACCTACACGTAAAAGATTAGAACATGATAAGATTAAAAATCTTAGGGATAGTCTTGAGATGGAATATTATAAAAAACAATTAGAGTCGTACCCATACGACCACAGTAAAATACCGACAGATGACACAATCAAATGAGATGGTAAACCATCCAAATCACTATGGAGGTGAGGATAACACATACGAAGTAATAAAAGTATGTGAGGCTTGGGAATTAGATAAAGACGCTTATCTCTTCAACGTAGTTAAGTATGTTGCAAGAGCAGGCAAGAAAGACCAAGCAAAAGAATTGGAAGACCTTAAGAAGGCGTCTTTCTATTTAAACCGTAAAATTAAAAACTTAGAAAAATGATTTATTGGTTAACAGGACAACCTGGTTCAGGTAAAACTACATTAGCGAAAGCAATCATTAAAGAAAGATTCTTCCGAGATTGGTTTCACATTGATGGTGATGATATTAGAGAGTTATTTGACAATAAAGACTATTCAAAAGAAGGTAGAATGAAGAACGTATTATTGACACAACAACTAGCTCAATACCTCCACTATAAGGGTAAAGATGTGATAGTGTCTTTAGTGTCACCATATAAAGAACAGAGAGAGTTATTTAAAGAAAAAATGGGTGATATGTTAAAGGAAGTTTATGTCCATACCTCTGAAGTTAGAGGTAGAGAAAACTTCTTTGTTGGAGACTACGAACAACCTACAGAAAACTATACAGACATTTGCACTGATAATATTTTGGTAGACGAATGTGTTGAAATAATCTTTAAAAAAATTATCTAATGAAAAAAATACATGTTGAGGGCGACCCAAAATTAAAAAATACGGGGGGTAAACAATATTCAATGTTTGTAGGTAGATTCCAACCATTTCATGATGGACATAGATGGGTTCTTGATGAAATGTTGAATGAAGGTAAGAATGTTCTTATTTGTATCAGAGACATTGAACCTGATACAAATAACCCATTCACTGCTAAAGAAGTTGAGAATAATCTTAATGGACAACTTCTTGATTTAATTATGGAAGGTAGAGTTAAAGTAATGGTAATCCCAAACATTGAATCTGTAAACTTCGGAAGAGGAGTTGGATACGATATCATAGAATATTTACCACCACAAGAGGTGAGTGATATCTCAGCCACTAAAATAAGAGAACAATTAAAACAAGAAAGTAAATTATAATGTTAGAAACAAATAGAATTATTCAAGGAGACTGTGTTGTTGAGATGGGAAAACTCCCTGAGGCTACGGTTGACTTAATGGTTACATCACCACCATATAACGTGGGAATAGATTACGATAGTCATAACGACAGAATGTTTATGGAGGATTATTGGGGATGGACCGAACAATGGCTAACACAAGCTTATCGTTTATTAAAAGATGATGGTAGAGTCGCTATAAACGTACCTTATGAAGTAAATGTACAAGACAGAGGTGGTAGGGTTTTATTTATGGCTGAGTTTTGGAATGTTATGAAAAAAGTTGGGTTTCAATTCTACGGACTTGTTGACCTTGACGAAAACTCGCCACATAGAAGTAAGACTACGGCTTGGGGTTCATGGATGTCACCAAGTAGTCCTTATATATATAATCCTAAAGAGTGTGTTGTTTTAGCATACAAAAAAGACAGGATTAAAAAAGTTAAAGGTGAACCACAATGGAAAGGAGAGTTGGTTGACTTGGAACAAGAAGATGGTACTATAAAACAAAAAATGATGTATCAAGACGAAGATAAAAAAGAATTTATGAGTCTTGTATATGGACAATGGGAATATTTTGCTGACACCAAACAACAAACTAAAGCAACATTCTCAATGGATATTCCAATGAAGGCGATTAAGATACTAACCTATAGAAACGATGTGGTACTTGACCCATTTGCAGGTAGTGGGACTAGTTTGGTTGCTGCGGAAATTAGTGGTAGACGATGGATTGGGATTGAATTAAGTGAGAGCTATACTAAAGTGGCTAAAGAAAGAGTTCAACACTTTATAGATAAGAATCGACAAATAGAATTAGGTTTATAATAAAAAGGTCCTTGAGACCTTTTTTTTGTTTATACGAGTATTTATTAAGAAAAGTACAAATGGTTCAAATCATAATCACAGAAGAACAATTAAAATTAATTAAAGAAAACCTTAGGATTGATAAAAACTATAAGGGTCAATTTAGTGAAAGTAATATTGATTCCTCAAATACAAGTACTTCAATAGAAATAGACCCATTTGCTAAATTTTTAAGAGGATTGTTTACAGGACAATTAAACCAAATGTCTGAAGTGTAAAAAAATAACTATGAAAGAAGAATTAATTTTAAAACTAATACAAATACAAACTCAGTTTAAATTTATGCATTGGCAAACAATGGGCGATGCTAAACATAGAGCTTATGGTGAAATATACGACACTTTAGGAGACCTTATTGATAGTTTTGTAGAATCAATGATGGGTAAATATGGTAGACCAGAATTTGAGTCGGAATTTTCAATAATGTTTCAAGATTTAAAATCATTAAGTGTTCAAAACTTTATAGATGGAATTACTGAATTTTTAGTGTCAATGACTGAACAGTTAGATACTAAATATGATACTGATTTATTAAATCTAAGAGATGAAATGTTGGCTTCGGTTAACAAATTAAAATACTTACTTACGTTAAAATCATAATAATGGTAAAAAACTTAGTTAATTGATGAAAAGAATAATATCGGAAACAGGGCTTAGAAACATTAATGCTCTAAAAAAAAGGTATCAAAAAGCTGAGATTTATTTTCATCAAGATTTGGATGGTGTAACAACCGCAATTGCGATGAAAAAATACCTTGAAGATAATGGTATTAATGTCATAGGCACTCACATTATTCAATACGGTGATAAAGAATTCTCTGTTAAAAAAAATGACGCTCAAGGAGATGTAATGCCAGTTCTTGTTGATTTTGCTCACGGTAAACCGATGTTTGTAATTCATACTGACCACCACGATAAGCAAGTTGGTGTTGAAAAGGGAACCTCAAAACAGTTTAGAGGGGCTCGTTCAAATGTCGAAACAATCTCACAAGTTGTATCTCCAACCGATTTATTTCCTTCGGCCGATATATTATTAATTAATACTGTAGATTCTGCGGATTATGCAAAGTTTAATGTAACACCACAGGAAGTGGTTAATTATGTTTACAGGATAGATAAAGATTCTTCACTCCAAAGAAATAAAATGTTATTAGGATTAGTAATTAACAAATTACTTTTAGCGTTTAAAAACAAACCAGGATTCTTAGAGTCTTTGGTTATGGATTCTGAACCATCTTTAATGTCGATATTAAATAACATTAAAGATTGGATGACAAGAACAAACGCAGCAAAACCTGAAGACTTACAAAAAAATGCACAAGATTATGCGGACAAAATGAAGGGCTACCCAACTGTATCTGATAACATTATTTTTCAGTACGGTGGGGGGAGTATGTTTAAACCTGGGTCTTACGACCGATATACACCATTTAGAAATAATCCTGAGGCAGACTTTCTCATCATGGCGTGGCCGATGGGACTTGTTCAAGCTTCTTGTAATCCATTTAAGAAAGAAAGAGAACTTAAAGGTGTTAATCTTGGGGAAATTGCTCAAGAAGTACTTGCCAAATGGGAAGACCAACTAAAGGAGAAAAAGATACCGTTATCGACTATGAAGTGGGTTAGCGAAACGAGCGCAGGACCTGAAAGTGTTGGGTTCACTTTTAAAGATTTTGACGCTCTTTACGGTGGTAAATTCATGTTCATGGACGGAGGAGAAGAGATGTTAAATAAGATTGAAGAAATGATGGAAAAACCATTCAGTGATTTGTCTGAAGAAGAAATTTCATTGATGGATAAAATTGGAATCAATGCTTGGGACCTTATTCAATCTAACTCAGGTGGGCATAAATGTATTACCAATATTTCAGGACTTAATTATTTAGGTAGAGGTAAAAGACCACCACAAGGAGGTATTAGATATGATTCTGAGAGAGATGATTCGCCATCAGTTAAGTTTACCAAGATGATTGCAAACCAATTTCAAAAAGTATTAAAGGAAAAAATTGCGGAGTCTAAAAATTCAACAGAAGATTAAGATAGGTCATAAGTAATACTATCGCCAGCTTCAATATTAAGGATTTCACAAGAACCACCCTCAATCTCTAACACAATATTACCGTTCCCACAATAAGAAGGACAATCAAATTCGTCATTACACGGAGGACAATTGTGATGTATATTAACAATCACGTTGTTCTTTATAATAATTATGTCTAACGGTATTAGACAATTTTTCATCCAAAAACATTGTTTATCTCCACCCATTAAAAACAACAAACCATTAAAGTCGTTGTCAAAGGTTTTACCCATCATCCCAATTGATTGAGACTCCCTATCAACTAATGTTTTAACATTAAAAGTATTGTCATTAATTTTTACCTTCATAATTAATAAATACTTTAGAAAACATAATAGTATTTGAATTTTTATCGTATATTTGTATTCACAAAACAAAAAAGGGGTGAAAACTTGACAAAAGTGTAATTTTTATTATACTTTGAAAACATTGGATATATTTATATGTTCATGTCCGAAAGGACAAACACCTCCAAAATTCACAATAAAAAAGATTTGATAGAATGAGAATTTTTTCCTATCTTTGTGAAACAAATCCCATAAGAAAGTTTTCGAGAGAATTCAAACCTTATGGGGTTTTTTAACTAAGTTCTTTAACATTAAAATATATCGCGAGGAGGTTGTTGGTTACCCACCGGTCTCATAAGCCAGGTCCACGGCAGTTCAATTCTGTCCCTCGCAACTAAAATCCACCAAAATGGTGTCTGATACTGACAGCTCTTTAGGGGTGATGGGTGTGAAAGCAGACTGAAAAGGGTACAACCCAAACCCATAGTGATGGATTTAAAAAAAAAGATTTGACTAATTAAAATATTAGTTGTATCTTTGTAAACCAAACGGGTAACACCGAGAGGTTTTTTAACAATCACCGAAAACAAATCTCACTATCGGTATAAAATAGAGTAAGATTGTTAAAAAAAAACTTCACAAAAATTTGATAGTATCAAAACTTTCATCTACCTTTGTGAAACAAATGAGAAGGGTTGACCTGATTAATCTTCGGATAAGTTAAGGTTGTGAAATTCCAAGTTCTTATTTCAAAACTGTGTTTGTTCACAACGGTTTGAAATTAAAAGGTGAACATGATTGTCGGGGATAACAATCGTAACATCAACCCCCTTTAGTGAAAGCGTTCTTTGAATTAAAATATTTTTTCTATAAGAGAACCGTGAGTTGAACCTTCGGGGAATACGAGCAAACGTCATACTTATAGAAAGAAATTGGGCGGTCTATAGTCCATGAAATAAACTGTGAAAGCAGTATAAAGTGACTCATCTTGATTGAAGTGGGTTGCGGTTTCCGAAAGGGAGCTCGAGTAGACAAGCGGGATATTATCAAACCTTTAGTATCGAGGGTAACACTGTAGAGAAAGTGGTTTGGTAACCAAGCGATGTGGGTCGTTTGGTTGAGGGGGGAACTCCAATAAGAATAACTCGTAGAACTGTTGTGAGACATATGGTTATCCGACCATACTATTGCGGAGTTCAATATAAAAGTAGACTTAAAACCGAAAGGTAAGAGTTCGTACAGGTGGTGCTGTTGTTCTCCTTACTCTTGACCTACCAAGGTAGGAGTTATGAAGTAGACTTAAAATATGGAGGTCGGGAGACTTCAAGGTGTAGTTCAGTATTGTCTCGTTCAAAAGATGGGACAGCTGGTTTGACGGACCGCTACATCTATCATCCACAAATCAAACTTTTACTTTCATGTGAAAACTAAAAATCTAAAAGGAAAAGTGTTCGTCAGTCGTGATAGACAGGTCACTACTTAGTCATGAGTTGTTCATGGCCGTAAAGGGTCCCAAGCCCGATACGATTGTTTTGAAAGTTCTCTAGTCCCGCAAGGATTAATTGGGGTGGCAACCTCGAAGAGTGATAAGTAAGAATAGAGTATATTACGACTTAAGGATTGGTTAATCTAATTGACCGTGACTGAGAGGTACTTCTCAAAAGGAAGTGGAAATCGGAGGAACACAAATAATCTCCTGTAAAGTCTCTCATTGAAAGGTGTATTCTCAACCTGAATGCCACTAAACCCTAATTGTTTTTACAGTTAGGGTTTTTTTATTTGTATATATAATTTGAATTTACTATCTTTGTAATCACAAAACGATAAAGATATGAACATACCTCAGCACAACATCAAGATTCAACACGAGACCTTCGGAGTATTGTTAAGCGAAAACTTCGTCAACTCAACTCAATTCAAATTGTTTTTGAAGATGGTTCAGGGTTGTATTGAACTCAAGAACGACTTAACGTTTTTCAACGGTACTGATTTCTTTATCCACGTACCACACAAACATTTGGTTAGTTCAATGATTACTACTAATGTTAATACATATACATTAGCTGAACACCTTATTAATAAATCTAAAATGGAGGCGTTAGAAACAAAATGATAACCATTCAAAATATTATAGAATTTTCTAAAGAACACCCTTCACTTAGAAATGGTAGGGTTACACGAATTGGAAACAATAACGTAGAATTTTCTATTGTTGGAGGTACTAGCGGGTTATACGGTGATTTTATTAATAATTTTGAGGTGGCAATTTTTGATAAAGAAAATAATGAGTTTATCACAAAATTCTTTTACCCTGATATATTAGATGATGTAATTGCTTATATGTCAAAGGAAGATTTGGAAGTCTTAATTAATAAGGTATTGAGAAGTAATGATTTCCAAGTTAGATAAAACTTGGTGGTGGAACCTGTACAAACCAGTACGGCCCTAAAGGAGAGACTTCGGTCTCTCTTTTTTATTGTTCCCACCATATAAAGAATCCGCAATTATCGTAAATATACTTATTACAGTCTTCTTTAAATTCCTCAAGCATATTTTCAAACTCACCCCACTCACCCATACCAATATCTTCATATATTTCATCTATTGTTCTATAAACTTCATTACCCTCATCGTCTTGATGAAGAACATTTGAGTCACCCCAACTCCATCTGGCAATTACTGAAGTGATGTCATTCTCCAAGTCAATATGGGGATTGTGGAATATAAAGTAAACGTATTCGTCATTACTAATATTAATTCTAACACCTTTTTCACTGCTAAGTTTCTTTATTGTTTTTGACACAAAATCGTCAGATTGTTCTTCACCTATTTCACCAACTAATTCTGTTAAGAAATTATCTAAATTATAACCAATCATTTTGGCGATGGTTGCGGTATCAGGATTCGGATATCCAACCTTATTCAATACCTTTAAAAATCTATTTAACTCACTCATACTATAACATATAAAAATAAGGTTCGATATCGTCTGAATCGTTGAATATCCTCATCGGTTTGGTTAATTTAAGGGTTGGTTCGTCAGAATAGAAGGTACAATAAATCTCATTAATCTCCACCTCACTTCTAAATTCTTCGTGTAAATCATACGTGTAATACAATACAATATATTCGTCCCGTAGTCTATCGAAATCGTATTCAGACATTGCAGGTTTATCGGTATTCATATTAAGTTCACACGAATCTTTTATTTGTTGGTTCCAAGTGGCGATTAAGGAAAAATCATATACTAATTCATCGGAACTTACTTCTCCTTCACCATAACAATCATGGCATTCTTCTTTTCCATCTCCATCACAACTAGTACACTTAAACTCTCCATCACCATCACATTCGGGGCAAGTCGTGTAATCACCATCACATTCTTCACAACCTTCACCATCACATTCTTCACAAGGTATTACCCCAGAACCATCACATTTCTCGCAACTGACGTGGCCTCCTCCTCTACAATCTCTACAACTAACCTCCCCAGAACCATCACAAGATGAACATGTTGTATTAAATTCTTTACCTTCCGTTGTAAACAAGTTCGCGAAACCTAATGAATTAATCATTTTATCTCCAAGATTAAACCCTTTACCTTGATTATACGAATAAATATATATTATTAACTTGACAATATTATCAGGACCCAAATAGTTGAAGTAGTCGCTTTGTTTTTGCATTACAGGAATTAAAAAGTCATAAACTTCTTGAGGTGTGTCTGACTTAGGTATTAATTCTGATAAATTTGCCGCTAATTTTTTTATTTTTTCATTCATATTATTCAGGTTCTGGTGATACTGTAAATATCATGGTAACTATGTGTTCACTGTCTGCAACAAATTTCATATCAATAATTAGACCTGCATCTGCTGCGAAATTATTATCCGAGCCTGAAATTATTTTACCTTTAGGCGATAGTATGTATTTAGTGATGGAGTCACGTAATTTATTTACCATATTCTTAATATCCCTACAAAAAAAATCGGCGTCAATATCAATCGCACCCAAATAATCAAACTTAATGTTAATCTCATACCTTTCAATCGATTCTTTATTGTTTACATAATCAATATGTAAATAGAACTCCATAACATTAAAATATGTTGCTAAATCAGAGGAGATGAGATATTTAAGTTTTTCCGATAAAATTTCTTCATTAATCATATTAATAAATACCTTTATTTTCGTATTTCGGTTAGTTATTATATATGATATAAATTTAAGAACATGACTATTAAAGTAACATTAACTGAAGAAGAAATCCTTAGTACCCCAAATGATTCTGAGTTGGGTGAGTTAGTTAGAAATAAATTTTGGCAAGCCAGGAGGGACCAAGAAGGACCTCAATACGATGATGAACACTTCGGACTCACCATAGGTGAAGACGGTCTTGTAACGTCTGTAAATCGTCCTGACGAGTACGATACTTGTGTTATGTGTGGTAAGAAAACACCGTATCTTAGAAGTACTCATATTGATTTAAGATTTAATTATATTCAAGGTATGGGTCAAATTTGCGTTGACGAATCAACCTGTGGAAAATAATTTAATTTATGTGGATATGAAAAATAAATTTGGTGGGTAATGTATTATTCCTTATATTTGTTTAACCAAAAACAAGAAAGATATGACAACCAACACCAACACCCTAATCAAAGTAACAGAAGGAACATTAGCAGGAGACGTATTCTACGGTTCTTTTGACACCACAGTAAAGAACAAGAGAGTCTCTGTAATGGTTTCCAACCACATCAAAGATGTAAACAAAGAGTACGAGTTCCGTATCGCAAACAAATGTCAGGCGGGATTCATTAACATCCACGACAGTAAAGGTACAGCATCTGAGATGATGAGAGGATGGACCAAAAACTCTTTGGTTAACATCCAAGTAAAGAATGAGTTCGGTCACTGGATGAACGTATACACAACCAAAGGTGGTAAGTGGTACTCAATCGACAAAGGTTTCTTAGAAGTAATGACTGTAGGAACCATGAGACAATCGTTCTCTGACATGTGTGACATGGAATTATGGGGTCGATTCGGAGCCAAAACTTGGGCTGACAAAGCTTTCACTCAAAACTAATAAAAAATAAATCCCCTCATGGGGATTTTTTTAATAATATATTTAATTTGGGTTGACAATTAAAAGATAAGACAATGTTTGAGAATAAGATATTTTGGAAAGACACCTTTGATGGTGAGAAAGCTCAAGGAGGTATCTTCTACAGAGCGGTAGACTTGAAGAAGTTTATGGAATTGGTGGAGGCCAATGAGAATGGAAACGGTGGCGAGATTGTTGGGATTCGTTTTGAAGATAATAATGTAGAATTTATTGTGAAGAAATAGTTTTGTAATATCGTAGGTATTCACTATATTTGTATTCACAAAAACAATAAGACATATGACTCCTACAATCTCCACAATCGAAAAAGTACGTAACTATCAAGGTCAAAATTCTTTCGTCATCAAGATGAAAGATACCATATCAAAATACGGAGGTCTAACTCCTAAACAGTTAGCCGCTGTTGAAAAATGTCTTAACGCGGTTGCAACCGTTAAAACTGAAGAAATGACTGAAGACATGAAACGCATCGTTGAGTACAAAGGTGAGAACACGTTCGTTAAGGACATCGCATCTAAGTTCCAAAAGTATGGTACCTTAACTGAGAAACAAAAGTCAGCCGCTTTGTCTCAGATTCAAAAAGAGGAAGACAAAGAGAAGACCATCCGTATGAACTGGCCGACTCCAGGTGAGACAATCGTAATCGGTCGTAAGATTGGTCAACAGTTGAAAGAGACTTATGGATTGGAGTTCAACCCTACATTGATTGACATCACTCGTTTGTTAGGTGTTAGTCCTAAAGCGGTAAGATTCGCGGGTAAAATGACCATCAAACGTGGTAAAATCTGTACCTCTTGTATGAGAGACTTGACAGATGAGTTCTCAATGTTAACAGGAATGGGTAAGATATGTGCGGGACACTTGAAAATCCCTTACATCAAAGATGCGTCTGAGACAGCTCGTTTCCGTGAGGACTACTTGAAGAGAGTTGAGGAGATTGGGGAGATGGAGTTTTGGATTCCAAAAAACCAAATCAAAAAGTGGACAGGAATGACCGAAGCTATCATGAGAACCATGTAGAACATAAACCTCAACGAAAGTTGGGGTTTTTTTATTCTTAAGGTATTTATGAATATGGAATATATTATCTCAGAGTCGCAACTTAAAAAAATACTTGAGCAGTCTAATGCACCATCTATGGCCATTATTACTAAGTTATTTAAAATGTTAAATAACGAAAAGAAAAAACACAAAACAAGAGCCGCTCTTATTGAGGTAATTAAAGGTTATTTACCTTATTTAAGTATTCCTGAACAATATTCATTATATCTCTTAGAATTATATCTTTTAAACTATAGAAAAGACGGTGATTATTCTAATTTAACTAAAGATAATTTTGTCGACCCAAGAAAAATGAAAGGTAAAGGGACTTCAAACCCTAAAGCTAGTCAATACACAATAGCTCAATTACCATTTAAAGGTTCAAACTTAGAAGGGTATTGGAGTGAAGACAGAAATGGAAAACCATATTATAAGGTTGTTTCCTATGGATGGTACCCAATTTACATTTATAAGGATGATAAATGGTATGAGGCCACTGAAAAATACTCATCTTCAACATCGAAACAAATGGGTAACGCAGACCCTGTATCATGGAATGACTATTTGGACAATGAAGTTTATACATTAACTAATGATGAAATGAGAATGTTGGAACAAGGGAAAAGTCATGAAGAAATAATGCAAGCCAAACTAAAAAAATTAAAAAACGTTGAATCTGAACTTTCGAAGAGAAAAAAAACATCTAAGACTTGGGGTTATGGCACGCCTCAAGTGAATATTAAATTCAAAGTTAAATCCATTGATATTGAAGACGATAAGGCAATTGTTACCGTTGACATTTATGATGTTTTAAAAAGAGAAGGTGGTATAGAAGTTCCGACAACTCAAAATTATTTAAAAGGTGAAATTCCAAACATTACTCCAAAAATTATTGAAGATAATATTAAGTCCAAACTTAAAGGTGAATTAAAAGACTACATTGGAACTCGTTTTAGATATACGGGTGAAGACTCTCCAAATACACAAGTAGAATTTAAATTTAACCATCTAAAAAAATAATGAAATACATAGGGTGGTGGAAGTTTATACCAATCAATTAAAATTTCTTAAAATCGTGATATATATGTATTAAAACACATATTTTTAATGGAAAAATTTAATCCTTATCATCAACACTTATTAGTTAAATGTTGGGTCACAAATCCTCCAAAGAAAGAGGAATTATTAAATAAATGGTTTACGTATTTGGTTGAGACGGTAGGGATGAAAGTTGTTGCTGGTCCAACTAGCGTTTATGTGTCAGACCCTGGTAATGAAGGACTGACGGGAACAGTTACACTCGCAACGTCACACGCATCAATCCACATTTGGGACAACGCAGAACCACCTATGGTTCAGTTTGATATCTACAGTTGTAAGGAGTTTACTCTTGAACAGGTAATGAAATGTTTTAACCCTTGGGGACTTATCAAAGCAGAATGGGTAATGATTGACCGAAACAGCACACCAACAATAACCTCACAAGGAAATTGGAACTAAGTTATAAACCTCAACGAAAGTTGGGGTTTTTTTATTAAACTATTTTTACTATCTTTGTAATATGGGAAGATTAACTCAACACATGTTAGAAGAAAAAATGATTGATGAAATCATACAGGAATTTAATTTCGAACGATGTTATCTTGCGATGAATACTCTTAATTGGGAATGGTTTAGTACGGGGGTTCCAACTGTTGAAATGTTAAAAGATGCCGCAATAGACAGACTCCATTCTGCGATGGAAGGAGTTAAAGATAAAGAGAATAAACTTTCTGTGAATGAGCATTACTCCGCTTCAAGTGGAGGACTTAAAGGAACTGCATGGAAGAACCGTTACGGCCACGTGATTGGGATAAAGTTAGAGTTCGTTCTTGAAGAATGGGACTCAGATGGAGATTATTAAATTAAACTTTTAGACATTTACTCGTTCATTATTTCTATCCCTGATATTTATTCGTAATGAAAGTATGTTTAAAAAAATTGGGTGAGTTTCCAAAGAAGAATGAAGTTCTTGTTATTAAGAAGTTTCTTCAGTTTTTACAATCCCAATCACCATTAAATCAAGAAGTTCGTATTACGTTCACTGACTCCCGTGAGATTCCAATGACCACAGGTGTTAGAATGCCTGATAATGAAATTGTGGTATTGGCCAAAGGAAGATTATTAATTGATATATTAAGAACCGTATCACATGAATGGGTTCACGAATTCCAATACCAAAAAATGGGAGTTAGAGATGATGTTAAGATTCAAGATATTGGAGGTCCTGAAGAAAATATGTGTAATGTATTATCAGGGATATTCATCAAGAAGTTTGAAAAGAAATACCCTGAGTTTAGTGAAGTTACTTACGGAGAGACCGTCAATGAAGAAGTAATATCTGAAATATCTCCTGAATCAACAGGGATTAATAAATTTTTGGAATTTATGAGAAACAACCCTGAATATATCGTAAAAATGGGTTTTAGAAACCACGACAGATTAGAGGATTATGTTTATACTGGTACTTACGAAGAATTCTCCGAATTATTAAACGAATTAAATGAGTTGATTAAAAATAAAAGCGATTATATCGATGGTGAAATGGATGAAATCGAGAGAGCAGTCCAAGACTTAAGTAGAGATGGTGACCTTGAAACGACAGTTCAGGATGTTACATCCGCATTTAATAAAGCCAAAGAGATTGACTTAACTAAAGATATTTGGTCCAAACTTGAAAACACAGAATCTACTCAAGTTAAGAAGGGGGAAATGAAAAAAGTTGTTGAAATTGCAAAAAAATACAATAAGACATCACCTCACATATTAAAGAAATCCTTAATTAAAGGAGACTACGGTCGTCCTATGATATTAAAGTTTGGTAATAGATATCATTTGGTTGCTGGTAACACAAGACTTTGTACTGCTGCGGCGTTAGGGATGACACCTAAAGTATTACTTGCTGAGGTTTAACAATTACTTTTAACTCTGTGAATTGAGGTGATAACATCAAACATGTTGTATATACTTTCCCACGTTGAATCTACTAGTTCATCTGAATCATCTTGTGTATGAGGTTCTTTTTGGTTCACCCAAATTCTAATCATATAATCACCTGACTTCTCAAGTCGATATACTTTTGCGTCACAAATAAGGTTTGATTCAGGAACAACAACATCATCTAAGTACCTTTGAATTAATTTAACCATAGAACCATCTTCAAATGAAGTCTCTGATTCCACAATTCTACTAAACTGTTTTTCTGTTACAATATATGATTTCATTAGTAATTTTATATTTATAAATATATCTAATATATTTTAACCCTACATTCTTCATCTTCTAAAACAATTTTATTAATTGCATCATCTCTCATCATTACCCGTGATAATACGGTACCATTATCACTTAAGATGTTTACAATCCAAAGACCTAGTCGGTGTTCAGATATTTCGATTAATTCGCCTGTATACATTCCAAGTTCCATTATACGTAATCGAACACAACTATCACAATTCTCACATTGTTCGGGTGGAGGTACATCTTTTATTTTAAAAGTTTTACCGACTAAAGAATCGTCAATTAACATAGTAATGGTTTTTTATAAATATTTATTAATTATGAGTAAAGAAAATAGAATAGACGGAATATATATTCCGTTAAAGATTGGAGACACTATCTACACAGGAAGATTCAAAAATAAGAAAACAACTGTAAAAACAATAGGTAAAGATGAATATGGTATGCCTACCATTAATGGTAAACGAGTGGCGACATTTAGAATTATTTCAAAAGAAAAATAATTACCACTCAAAAGATGTGTTTGTATTTGTTGATTCATAGTTCAAGATGAACGGCATTCCTGTTGATTTACGTATTATTTTTTCCAAATCGTAAGTTAAGTCATCTGCATCAAAATCACCTCGTCTTATTGAAGAATAATATACCATGATTTTTACACTCATATATTTCTCTTCTGTTTCTCTATTACTATGTTTTATAGTAACCCAATCTGCCTCTGTAACCTTAACTTTCTCAAGTTCTTCGATTTGTCTACAAGTTCCTGCGCCAACATCTCCTCTATAATCATCAGCACCATTATCGCAATCTTTACGAATATAATCCATTCTATCATCAATAAGTTCTTGAAAAAGTTGGATACGCTTTTGTGATTCTACTACAAGATTATATTGTGATTCTGTTAGGATATATTTCATATGATATAAATACTACAAATTAATATGTTATGAATCAAACTCTTGGACGGATAAAAAGAATTTGTTAGGGAATTTTTCTCTAAAGTATCTAGCAAACATTAATTTAAGTGTGGTGTGAGATATCGGAAGGTAGTTCATGAAAGTCCAATAGAAGTCTCTGTCAACAAGAAACGTATAATCATTATATCTTATAACATCATTATCGGAATTACTCCAAGCAACATCATCTTCATGAGTTGACCAATAAGGGGATTCATTATATGTTAATTCTGAAAACTTACCATCCACTATTTTTTTGAATAGTTTATAAAACTTTATCGCATTTTCTTTTGAAATCTCTTCAGTTTGTTCATTCAAGAGTTTACTGTATTGTGATTCGGTTACCATATAAGTTTTCTTTGATTCTTTCAGACCTTTCATACATCTTTCTTTGTATACATTTACAAGATGTTTTCCAAATAAATCTACAAGATTAATATAGAACACATCTTTATCTTTAAATGATACTTGAAGGTCTTCAAGATAGTTGTGGGCCAAAATATCACAGGCTTCGGCAACGAAATCACCAATATCATTAAATTCGCATGGATTTAGTTCATAATCAACAAGATTATCAATATCTTCTTTCATATGTTCAAAAGACAATCTTCTACGAAGATATGTTGAAATAGATTCATTAATATTCTCATCAACTTCATCAATTAACATTGATTCATAAGGAATACCAAGTTCATTCAAACTCCACAATATTTGATTATACTTTCCATCATATAAATTCTTTGAAAAGTCTTCGCCCTCCCAATGTTTTGGGGGTGCGAAACGTGTTACTGCGGTGTGAACCCAACTATCAGGGCTTGAATGTTTTAAATTATAAAGGGTTATGAGGTGAGTATGTTTAGATTTAAGAAACTTCTTATAGTTTTTAGAAGTGGGTTTACCATCAATTGATGGTGTGATAAAGATTGCTCCTGCATCAATTAATTTATTAACATCAAATGGTAATCTTTCAGGTATTGTATTTCTACCTTTTTTATAATTGTAAACGACAGATTCGTTCATTTCTTTGCTTTCGTTATATTTACGAGCGGTGGAACCAACATAAACATCAAGTCCTGTGTATTTCTTAATCTCTTCTTTAAGACCCGTTCTCATTCTATTTGCAACAAATCCTGGCTTTGTGATTTCCTTGTTTACCCAATCTAAATCCAAAACTATATAAACAGCAATTCTGTCTTCCTCATATTTGGCTCCTTCTTCAGAGTCAACAAAAAAACTACAAACACCTTCCATGGTGTAGTCCTTAAGGAACGATTCTAATATCTTTACGGTCTTTTCGTGTTGGTTCATATGTAATAAATACTACTCAACAGAAATAACTTTCAACTTATATCCTTTTAAGAACCAATAATTAATCACGGTCACGAATACTTGTTCAATATAACCTTTACCGAACTTCTTATTAAGAGTTTCTTTCACCTCATCACTAACATACATCGTTCCCGTCTTAATATCAAACAGGAAGAATTCATTTGTCCAAGTCTGTTCTACCTTATCGTAATAAAGGTATGGGAAACTAAAATTATCATCAATAAACTTAACTACTAACTTTTCTATACTTGTCATATTAATCAAATATACGATATTTATTAATGTGAGACAACTAATTAGAAAGATACTTAAAGAACAAACAGGCCAAGACAATCGTCCTAATAAGATTATGAAAATGATTGACGACATCGGACTATACAATACCGTTAAAATGGTCGGGGGTTATGAAAGTTTATTAAATTATATTAACCCTGAAGATATTACTGAATCGGATAAGATTAAATTTATTCGAGATGTTGTGACATCAAAAGGACCTGAGATAAGTGGAAGAAATAATATATCTACATTTGATTTAGGAATTAAACCTATTTGGTATGATGAATACAAAAATAGGATTAGAGTTATTACTACCATGTATGGAAACGGTGCGAAGCTTAATGTATATATAAATGAAACATATGATGATAGTGGAAATATGTTATATACCCATATGCCTGAAGATGTGATAGACAGAGTCTTTAAAGTAATGACAAACGTATTGGACGACAAAAAAGAGGAAATGACCGAAGAAATGATTGAATCCGACCCCAAAGTAGGAACAGGGAAAAAACCTAAGGACTCTGACCGAAGGTTGTATACAGATGAAAACCCAAATGATACGGTATCTGTAAAGTTCAGAACCAAACAAGATATCATTGATACCTTGAGTAAAGATAGTTTTAAATCTAAACCACACGCCAGACAATCTCAAATTATTAATTTAATACATCAAAGATTGAGAGTTGCTTTAGAAAGGGCAAAAGACCCTGAAGTTAAAAATAGGTTAAGAACCGCTTTTGAATATATCGAAACTCGTAAAGAAAAGTCTAAAAAGAAAACAGAGGAAATGAGAGAGGGTGAGATTACTGAAAGATGTTGGAAAGGTTATACACAAAAAGGAATGAAGACAATGTTTGGTAAGAGATATCCCAACTGTGTTAAGAAAACAAAATAATGAAGTCCTCACTTAACGGTGGGGTTTTTTATTAACCAATCTCACTATTCCTAATAGAAGCAATAAAGTACTTAACCTTCTCGGGTTCATAGTCGTCACCTGAATTAAAAGGAATAAACTCCGAATCATTATTCATTATCCACACATTGGAATACTTCGGAAGAGCACTTGTCCAAACCCTCAAAGATGCTGGATACAACGTGGCGTCAGAGATTAAATAATCAACATCATCAAGGATGGTAAGATACATCTTTGTACCATATCCCATTCCGATTAATGATTTATCTGCTGCGGTTACTTTAACCTTATAAGAATCACCTGAGATTATATCGCTGCGGTCGGTACCAATTCTACCTACAAACAATTTAGACGAGGGGTCAAAGAAATAATAGTTACGAGATTCAGATTCATCAATAAAGTAAACAAGACCACGACCATTCTTTAACTTGGTTAATTTGGTTGCAAGATAGAATGCAAATCCTGATAAGATATTTCTTGACTTAAGGTTCTTAGGTAGAGCGGAAGTTCCTAGTTCATCAAGTTCATCATAAAACTCCAATATATTATCATCGGACAGGTCACTGACATTAGCTCCCACAACTTTGGTATAATAGTTCCTAAACGCGTTCACCCTTTTTCTCTCACTAAAACCATTAATGAATGTCCAAAAGAATTTAACGGGAGAGAGTTTAAACGTTCCTTTTTTTATACCCACTTCCTGTAGTGTTTTATATTGTGACTCTGTGATAATATACTTCATAGTTTATAAATAGATGAATAGTTAGAGTTTTTTATTGATTAAAACTCATTGGGTTTTTATATTTAAAAAAATATGAAAGATTTAATAATTGTAACCGCTTATTGCCCAACAGATGAACAAGTTGGTGCATTAGAAAAGTGTTTAGAATCAGTTAAAAAAACTGGATGTCACATTTTATTGGTGTCACATACTCATATCCCAATTCACATTCAAAAAAAATGTCAGTATTACTTTTATGATTATCTAAATGAAACGTCAGATGATTATGATTTATTAGGTTATAATAATTATGCCACAAGTGATTTCATTATTCAATCAAGGTTTTTCATGAAAAAGTTTTATGGATTCGCAATTTATAGAATGTTTTCAATGGCAAGCCAAATAGCAATAAACTTTGGATATGATAAACTACATCATATAGAGTATGATTGCGAACTATTGGACAAAACCATTATCGATGAACATAGTTCACTTTTAGAAACATATAATTCAGTATTATATACTAATGACGGAACACCTGAAGGATTTCTTTTTGGTTCATTAAAATCTTTTAAAGTTACTTCTTTACCTGAAATGTTTAAAACATATAACAGAGATTATATAGAGGGTGAAATAAAAAAAATTGAACCTAATCATTTAGAGTATTTAACAAAAAAACTGTTTATTGATTCAGGGAATGTCTTATTTAAAAGCGAAAAAGATTTATCTAAACAAAGATTCAGTAAGGGACCAAAGTTCTATGATATAGGTGTACACTATACTTTGTATTATAATTCAATTGACAATACAATAAACATTTTTTATCTCTCAAAAAAATCTTATAATGAGAATATTGTTGTGATAGTGAATGATAAAGTAGTTCGTTTTAAAGCGTTACCAAACCAATGGCGTATACAACCTTTAGGGTTATTAGATGATGTGAATTATGTTAGGATAGATAATTCCGATAAATGTCTATATGAGAAATCCTTTGATGACGAATTCAAAAGAGCATTCATAAATAAATCGTACATCACTTACTATGAAAAAAATAATTAATTTCACACCTACGGGGACACAAACCACAAGGGACAATTCGTTTGCTCCATTATTACCGAATGAAATAATAGAGGAAGTTCATCATGCAAATGAAGTGGGGATTTCAATTGTGCACTTACACGCGAAAGATGAGGAAACATTACAAAACACCTACAAGAAAGAAGTGTATCAAAAGATTATAGAAGGGATAAAAAAATATTGTCCTGAGCTATTGATTTGTGTTTCACTAACAGGAAGAAACTTCCCTGAGTTAGAGAAAAGAGCTGAGGTATTACAGTTACATCCTGATATGGGTTCACTAACCATGTCATCATTAAACTTCCCATCAGGGGCATCCATCAATCAACCTGATATGATACTTTCTTTAATTCAAGAGATGGATAAGTACGGGGTCCAACCTGAAATAGAATGTTTCGATACGGGAATGTTAAACTATACAAATTACCTTATTTCAAAGAAAATATTAAAATCACCACACCACATTAATGTCATATTAGGGAACATGTACAACGGACAATGTGATTTTAGCACCTTATCAACCATCAAATCTAATCTACCAACAAACTCATATACTTGTTTGGGTGGGATAGGTTCCCAACAACTCAAGAGTACCACATATGGCTTGTTAGATTTTGATGGAATCAGAATCGGATTAGAAGACAACCTATACTACAAAGATAAGGAAAAGACAACAAATATAAAATTATTAAAACGAGCTCATAGAATAATGGAAGAATTGGAGATTATTCACTATAATTCAAACGAATTAAGACAAAAAGGATATGGAAATAAAATTATTAATAATAGGTAAGGGAGATAATATCATAACAATGATATTGGATAATCTGTATTCAAATAATCTTAAACCAAAAGTCACGGTTCATAACAACTTAAATTTACCAATAGTCAACTCATTTCATCATGACGATTTTAAAGTGGAAATTTTATCTGAGGTTAACCTATTTGAGTATGATATATTCATGCTCGGAGTTTACCAACCCAAATTTAAAATTAAACTGATTAAAGAACTTGGACTTACTAAAAACAAATTCATCAATGTAATCCATGATGGGTTAGACATATCTAAGATGAGTACCATCGGTGGAGGAGTGTTAATTAACTCAAAGGTTTCAATAGCTGCACATACAAAGATAGGTGATTTTGTAACAATCAACAGACATGTTTCCATAGGTCATCACACAACCATCGGTAACTATTGTTCCATTAACCCTGGTACCAACATCGCAGGAAACGTAATAATAGGTGAAGGAACAACCATAGGTATGGGGGTAAACATAATAGATGGTATAAAGGTAGGTAAGAATACCATAATAGGTGCGGGTTCTGTAGTAACGAGGGACATTCCTGATAACGTGGTTGCATACGGTTCACCTTGTAAAATCATTAGAGACAATGAAGCATAATCCATATAAAATAGTGGAGATGTTTGAAGAGGAGATTGCCGAATATACGGGAGCTCCATATGCAGTTGCATTAGACAACTGTACTGATGCATTATTCTTGTGTTGTACTTACTTAAAAGTACAGGATGTCACAATACCAAAGAAAACTTATTTGTCGGTCCCACAAGCTGTAATGGCGTCAGGGGGTAAAGTATTATTTGACGACACGGAATGGAAAGGACTATACCAATTAATACCATATCCAATATATGATTCAGCAAGAAGATTTACTTCAGGGATGTATATTCCAAATACATTTATGTGTCTATCGTTCCATCCCAAAAAAATATTAAAAATGAGAAAAGGTGGAATGATTCTAACTGATGACAAAGATGCTTACGATTGGTTCAAGAAAGCAAGACACGAAGGTAGAGATGAAATACCATATACACAAGACAACATCACATTCATGGGGTGGAATATGTATATGACACCGCCTGATGCTGCGGAAGGACTATGGATGATGACATCTATGCCGAAACACAATGAAGATACAATAGAAGATTATCCTGACTTAAGAAGAAACGATTTATATAAGGATATACTGTGTAAAGGTGAATAAAAAAAAGGTTAGGTAATTTACAAAACAGATAATTTGTTTTATATTTTATTTAAACAAAAAAACCAAACTATGTCTTATTTAAACACGCCCACACCTATCGTTGAAGCTTTCATCAGAGGTAATTTCCTCAGAAATCAAGAAGATTCATTTGATAAAAAGTTCCCATGTTATATTTTTGGTGTGTCTTCCATACCTGCTCAGGCACCACTATTCCATTTTATGATGGAAGATGGTGGAATTTGGTGGAGAATGCCCATACACGCTTTCTGTTGGAAAGAAGACGCTCCACAACAAGAATTAGACGAGCTTGTCTTATGGGACTCCTTTACTTATCACGTTGGAGTAACAGCGTTCCCGATTTTAAAAAACAAAACTTGCAAGTTTACTTCAAGAAGAAGAGTACAATATTCAGGACGTTACTTGTTCACTTTAGATTGGGGTAGTTCTGATGATATGAGTGATACAGACTTCGGACTTAGTGAATTCCCGTCTCAACATAAGTGCGGACACTTCATTCAGATGGATAATGGAAACTTCGCAATCCAACCAAATAATCGTTTAATAATGCACGACCCATCTTTTACGGTGAAAGAAGAAATTGTAATCAATAGAAAATACAACACCACTCTTTGGACGGCGGAAAGAAATGGTAGATGGGTTACACCTGACACCGATGTATTTAATTATGACCACACAGACTTAGAATCAGGTGAATCTAATAAAGATAGGTCTGAGGAATACGACAAGTTAGACGAAAAATACAAGAATGAAAATAATATTTGACCATTTACACGGACACGTTAAGGATGATAGAGTTTTTTGCGAGGCGTTTGTAATCCCTGAAGGAGAAACAGAAGAAGAACTTTTGGGATTAGGGTTCCTACCAAATATTCAACCACCTATTTATTGGTATCAGGCTAAAAGTTGTAGAATCAACAATGAAAAAGTTGTTTTATCCTATAAGAGAAAAAAACTATTATCTCAACTTGAGATAGAAATCATTCCTTACGTGGATAACAAAGAAGATGTTGATTTGTTCTTTCAGGATTATTTTAAATGGAAAAAATTTGATATTATGGAATATTATAATAATAATTCAAATCATAGTGATTTAAAAATCATGAAAGTCAAATTGGATAATGTTGTCGTGGCATACACGAGGTTTAAAGAATTTGAAAATGTGTTGTTGGGATTAGAAACCGCATTTATTCATACTGAATTAAAATTTTCTTTTGGGAAGGATTCTATACTACTACTAAGTAATTACGGGAAGACACAAGATAAGAATTATTTATACATTTACGAATCATATCAGGATTACTTTCCTTACAAATTAGAAATTACTGGTGCTGAATTTTGGGAAGGGGAAAAATGGATTGACCCGACTATTTATAATCATGATTGAAGGTAATTTTAAAATACTGAGACACACTATTGAAGAACTAAAAAAGTTCAAACGCGTGTTACTTTTAACATGTTCAAATAGAGGTGTAGAGGTAATGAAAACCCAAACACCAAAATCTTCAATACTTGCTCAAATCATCAACAACAAAGTTGAAAACTCAGTATTAATTGATGTCACTCAACTAAAGATTTATCCATGTGAAGGTAATGTCTCAAGAATGGAAGGTAATGTTTGTGGTATCATGGAGGCTCAGTTAAAAGATGAAGAAAAGAATCCAACAGGATATCATAGATGTTGGGCGTCAATACACAATCCTGATGATGAACTTTGGAAGATAAGTAAAGAACTATTTGAGTCTGATTGTGTTATATTCTTCTCTTCTGTTAGATGGGGTGCGGCAAATATGTTTTATCAAAAACTAATAGAGAGATTAAATTGGATTAACAACAGATACATACCATATGGTGAATCAAACATAATCAAAAATACAAAATCAGGTTTTATCTGTGTTGGGCAACATAGTTACGCTGAACAAATTTGTGAACTTCAATATAACAATCATAAATATTACGGATTTGATGCCGATAAAGATTTGTATTGGTTTTGGAAAGCGGAAGACATCGATTACGATTATGAAACTTTACAAGGATACTTGGAAAGTTACCCTGAGTTCTTCGAAGAATTTCACATTAAGATAAAACCATAGTAGTAAAGAAAAAAGGGGGTTGGGGGATTGAATGCCAGCCACACAACGCTAAATAATTAATCCTGTATCAATACCATAAGTCTTTTTAACATATCGGGACATACTATCATTAAACGAACCTATGGATAAATTAAACATATCGCAACCGCCACTAAAATATCCATTAGAGCAATACCACATCACATCATTAATAGGTTGACCCAAAATCATATGTTTTTCGTATAAATGGTTCACTTTAAAAAATCCCTCCCATTTATCTTTAAAAATGATGCCGTCAAAGAAATGAGCGGAATCAAATTTGTGAGCCCAATAATGTTCTAACATCTTATCAATCGTTTCGTTCGACATTGCCTTCATATCTAACAGGTGGAACAAAAGACATATCATATTCCGATAATTCAATTCTCAAACCATCCAAATCCTCACGGGAATAGATGGGAGAAAACTTAGGTCTTTGATTAAACGGAACATCATCACGTTTATCCCACTCGTTCAATTCCTTCTCAGTATCAACAACCATACGTTTAAGGTATTCGTGGTGTTTCCACTTATCATAGTCATCAACGGATTTAACGTACATAACATCGCCGTAGTTCTCTATATGAGAAAGGTCGGGGTTAGTAGAATAAACATCAACAATACCATCATCACCGAAATAACGATAACATAGTTCCTGAAGAGTGTGAGTATTATAAACATGTTCCTTCCAAATACGACCATACGAACGGACATTACATAGATAGACATAGCCGTCAGAGTAATTCTTAATACGGTTAACTATATCGTTTTTAAGTTCAACAAGTTCTTCGATGGTGTAGTTTGTAATATCAAGTTTCATATGTGTATATTAATAATATAACAAAGGTAAGAAATTAAAATGATATATTATGTACAAAAACCATAAAAAGGGGTTGGGGGATTAATGCCAGCCGAACAACGACAGAGTTATTCGTATATGTATATTAGACTACGAGCGTTAGTATGAAACGTCTTATTCATAATGGATAATAAAGGACCTCTCCAAATATTAATACTACCAAATAAGTTAGTAATTCTCTCGTACATATCTTCCGACATAAGTATGGTCTCAAACTCACTATCACTTATATCAGGTCTATTCTCACAAACCTCAGGTAACTCATCTGAAATTTCCGAAGGGTAATCACCATCATCATCGTAGTAGTTACCATTAACTAATTTAAATAGATAATCATCGTATTCGCTCTGAGGTAGAACAAACACAACGGCATAAGGGTCACAACAAACACCCATACCACAATTAAATTCTGCCCAATCATGGTAACAGTCATCAAATCCTTCATAAGACATATTAAGATATTTGTGAAGGATTTTAGTAAGTTTAGATTCTGATATTATTACTTCCATATGGATAAATATGAATAAGATGTATTTATGAATATGAACTACGATTATCAACATGGGTATTGTCACTATTTCGCGAATATCATTATAGATGAAATAAGAAAATTAGTACCAAAGAACTTCCCTATTAATTATTACTTAATCCTTGCAGAGAGACTCGATGACGAGGGGGAAGTAATAGATGATGTTTTAGTTCATGTCTATATAAAGATAGGGGATTATTATTTAGACTCAGAAGGTTTCCACACTATAGATGATGTAAATAAAAGAGAACAAGAGTGGGTAGACATAGAAGAAACACTAACACCTGAGGATTATTCTTTTGATTCATACCAAGAAGAAAGTGAGAATATACCTGAGCACTTCTTTAATAGATTCTGTAAGAGAGATACAGTAAAGAAAGATATTAAAGATTTCATATCACAACCACAGTTTAAAGACTTTATTACAAAACTACATAACAGACATGAGTAATGTATAATTAACTCACTCACTCCATGGTCGGACTAAGAACACTCCCGTGTTCCCGACCATTTCATTCGTTCATTACATATAAATAGTAATAATCTTTATTACGGTAAATTAAAAAAAGTTTGGAGATATAAGAAATAGTAGTATCTTTGTAGTTCACCATTAAAAAATAAACTATGTTAAATTCCATCGTAAGAGGTTTCGGACTCACAATTGGCCGCAGAGCGGCAGACAACATGATTGATAACTTATCTCAATCTTCAGGAGAATACAAGAGTTCTCCTTCTTTATCAGGAAAACAAATTTTCAAAACAATCCTGTGGTCATTTATGTCAATGATTTTGGCGATTTTTATTACCTCATTTCTTTTTGCTATGGAAGCGGTAGACGAAAAAAACGTTTATATTCCATTTCTTATCCTGACCTTGTTGTTTACTTTTGTTATCGGAAAGGGTTATTATGACGATAACAAGAGAGTTATAGACAGAGTAAACACATATAATAAGACAATAAAGGAAAAAGAACGTTTAACTAAACAAACCGAAGAACTTTATGTTAGTGAAAAAATTACTAAACGAGAGTATGAAGTTCTTATGATGAAAATTAATAAGTTATAGGGAATCTGTTATTAATTCACTCACTCCATGGTCGGATTAGGAACACTCCCGTGTTCCCGACCATTTTATTCGTTCATTAATTCCACATTCCTGTCTTACCAAAATACATTATGATATTAGTTGGGGGCATAAAATATATTCATTATCTTTGCTCTTAACAAACTTCACAAACGAAGATAATACAATAAATTTCATTAAGATAAATAATTATGTCAGCGGCAGGAATAACATTACAGTCACAAAGTGGTAAAACAATAGAACTATATCAAGGAGACTCCTTAGAGATATTAAAACAGATGGAGGATAATTCAATTGATTTGATTGTAACATCACCGCCATACTCAGACCAAAGAAAATCAACTTACGGAGGAATACATCCTGATGGATATGTGGAATGGTTTTTACCTATTAGTGCGGAGTTATTAAGAGTGTTAAAACCAACAGGTTCATTCATATTAAACATCAAGGAAAAGGTGTATAACGGAGAAAGACATACATATGTGTTAGAGTTAATTTTAGCCATGAGAAAACAAGGATGGTTGTGGACTGAAGAGTATATGTGGCATAAGAGAAACTCATTCCCTGGTAAATGGCCAAATAGATTAAGAGATGCATGGGAAAGATTATTACACTTCAATAAGGATAAGAAGTTTAACATGTATCAAGATGAGGTTAAAGTACCTATTGGTGATTGGTCAAAGACAAGACTAAAGAACTTAAGTGATACAGATAGAACAAGAGATGAATCTAAAGTGGGTAGCGGATTTGGTAAGAAGATTGAGAATTGGGTGGGTAAAGAAATGGTACTACCTGATAATGTATTGTATATTGCAACAGAGTCAGGAAATAAGAGTCACTCAGCTGCATACCCTGAAGGATTACCTGAATGGTTCATTAAACTATTCACACAAGAAGGGGATATTGTATTAGACCCATTCTTAGGTAGTGGTACAACTTGTAAGGTTGCATTAGAGTTAGGTAGAAACTCCATAGGTATAGAACTTAATGAAGAGTATTACAAACAAACAGAAGAAAGACTCACTAATATTATTAATTCTAAATAGATTATATAATAAGGGTATTCATTACGTGTCGGATTAAGAACACATCCGTGTTCCCGACACTTCACTCATACCCTTATTCCATAATCCCATATAACTATATTTCACAAAATTAACCTATAATAACTATAATTCATAACGAATAAGTATTATTCACAAAATATTCCCCCGCCTATATTGGGGTCCCCACCAAACTATAAGACATCAAATGAGATGGTGATATAGTGTTCATCTATTAGGGGATAATGAAATATCGTCTAAAGATGCGATAATCGTAGATTATCGTTTAATAACACGATATTATAATATCCATACGACATGAATTTATAATTTTTATACGACAGGACTATACGCATTTACATATAAAATAAGACCTTCGGTGTAAATGATATGTAAAAACATATAGTCATTAATTAGTTCCCACATTCTCCCACCATTAATGAAATGTCTATACGAGGGGACCTATTTTGTGTGATATGAGGTGACCATAAAACCACCTGACGGTTCGTTGAAGTAAGTTTAAACCATGACTGAGTAGTCATGAAACACTCCTTACAGTCGTTTCCCCGCGTCTCTCACTTACTACTCCTTTTTTAGCCAATAAACATACATAGTAAAAAACTGGTTCTGTAGGGGTCGTCAGGGGGAAAAAAGTGGTCATTACACTATCCACATAACCATAACGGTGGGGGAAAGTGGTAAGAAGTGTTAGTATAAATAGGGGTGAATATGTGTCGAGGGGATTATCCCCACGCGAACCCTCGACCTGACATTATGACAAATCCAAATTTTTACCCCTAAAGTTATCCACAATTAACATTTATTTTTCCCCCTGTCATAGTGTCAGGACCAAAAGTTATCAACACCCCGCCTGTTAGTAACTTTATTTTTTATGTTCCTTAACCTATATTTATCCACATGAACATACTGACATTTAATTTAACGGAGATAGAACCTGACAGATTAAGGATAATCATTAGAGAAGACAATACAGAACTCGGGTCACTGTATTATGAGAGGGCCAAGAAGACCTTCCAAAGAAAACCAATCGGGATGAATGCGTGGGGATGTGTGGATGCTAAGATAGATGGGTTATATGAACATAGTGACATCACCCCAACCGAGGTGATGAATAAGTGTCAAGAATTAATAAGATTGGCGGGGTACTAATTATGAGACTAATAATAAATGGAGGGGTTTATTATAAATATTTTTCAGAAGTGTATAAGGTTCTGTTATGAAGTTTGTAATGAATTAACTAATTGTTTATTATTATAATAATAAGTGGCGGGGTATTACTTCTTTGGTCCAAAGAAGATATCATATATCCACATCACCAAGTAACCAAGGAATATTGCTTTCAAAAAGTTTCTCATATTATATTTTTAATTTGTTTCCAACATTCATTATACCTATTCTCCATCTCTCGAGCTTCAATCTCCTGAGGGTGGTGTTCATATCCAACCTTATATAGAACATTATTATACCAACGTAGATTCTGAAGGTAATGAGTATATTCATGAAGAACGGAACATATAACCATCTTAACGGTGGGGCAATGGTCCCTGAATATGGTCATGGTCCTAATATGATAGTTATATCTGGCATGTTGGGGGCACTTAACATTCCCAAGGGTCCTAACCCTATAAGTTATCTTATACCTCTTCTTGCCAAGGTTCTTATTGCACCACTTAATGGTCTCCCCAACAATCTTCCTAAGATATGGGGTGGTCATAGTTTTGATGGGGGTATTTAAGGTGGTCTTCATGAATACAAAGATATGAATAATATCTGAGACCACCAAATGGGCGGGGAATATCTTTATAAAAAAATATAAAGCAGGTTGGAGTACACTCTCCCCCACCCGAATTAAAGGTCGCGCCCGTCACCCCTTTTTGATGACACATCAAAGGTACGGATTAATATTGACTTCCCCAAATAAAAAATGATATATTTATTGTTATGAGCGCAAGAACACCAATGACCCCCGAGCAGTTAAGAAACAACTATGAATACAAAGTTGTTAGACGTGCCATCATGAAAGAGTTTCCATGGATTGTAGATGTTACATTTAATGAGGATGAGATTAATGAGTATAACATTATCTTCTTGGACTTTGTTGTTGACCGAGATAAGGTAAAAGAATTAACTGACTTTTCCTTTCCTGACTATGCTGTTGGTAGAATTGAGAAGGGGTATTACTATAAAGGATTATACCCATCACTAATATTTAACATGTCATACACCGAGGGGAAAAATACTATCACCGACCACATGGAAGACCTAATGGATAAGATACATGACTCCCCCGCCTTACCTGATGAACTGAAGCTTCCATCAGGACGTTCATTTAAACCATCATCATTCATCGTTAACCCCGATGGACCCGAATACTAATAACCTGACTACTTGTCATACCATAAGTTATCCACATTAAATTGTTGATAACTTATATGGGGGGCGGGGTATAATGTTAATAACTTTATTATGACATGGGACCCTCCTGGCATGGGGTATACCCCCCATATAGGGGGCCCCTCCCCCCGTATCCCCCCTTATATAGTGTCATAATGTCAGTTTAGGGGGGATATCTC